CAATACATGACCGTTACCGATAGAGCGATTTATCTTCTCAATCATTTCGGTATCCAAATGTCTGAATGGGAATATATCGGATTACGTTTAACTGATGGTTTGTATGAGGAAGCAAATAAATCTTATTACATATCTTACAATCCTGATTGGAGTTTAAAAAGTAATATAGCATATATACTTCACCAAGCAGACTCTATGGCAACACATATCGAATATGACGAGTGGCAAAGGTTGGATGAGGATAATAATAACAAAATACAAACCAACTTCAAAAAGGCGGTTGATGAAAGAAAGAAACCTACAGATGTTTCACCACAACTTAGTGAAAAATCAAAAGACCTTTTTGATGAATTATTCGGAGACAAATAATGATTGAACTTATACTGATAGGATTACTATCGATACTATTTGGTACTTCATGCTATGTTATTTGGAATACCAACAAAAAATTAGAATTGATGGAAGATTGGATAACCAATTTTTCTGATAGGATAGTACAAGTAAATGAAAAGGTTCGTGAAATCGATTACAAAGGTTACTTTGCAGAAGATGATGAAACGGGCCATATATTTACACAACTAAAAGAAACAATAAACGAACTAAATAACTTTAGAGGATAAAATGGGAAGAAAAAGAAAAAACTATTATTTTACAGATACAACAGAAAAAGCTATTATAAGATATAATGCTTCAGACGATCCTGTTCTGAAAAATAAAATCTACAATGACCATATAAGAAGTGCGTTTGATAAACTTGCAGAGAATATTATTCACACTTTTAAATTTTACTATTTCGACTCACCATCTGAAGAAGTAAAGCACGAAGTGGTTTCTTTTCTTGTGATGAATATTCATAAGTTTAAAGAAGGTAAAGGTAAAGCCTTTTCATACTTTAGTATTGTAGCAAAAAACTATTTGATTCTTAATAACAATAAGAATTACAAAATGGGTAAGTTACAATCAGAAATGAGTGTCTTAGATTATAAAAGAAACACTATGTCGGAAAATGCAGATGCAGAATCTAAAGAAAACTCTGTAATTTTTGTAGATGAATTACAAAGGTTTTGGGATGAGAACCTAACTAATATCTTTCATAGACAAAAAGATATTAAAGTTGCTGATGCTGTATTACATATGTTTCGTATGAAAGAAAATATAGAAAACTTCAATAAGAAAGCTCTATACATTCTTATACGTGAGATGACTGGTTCAAATACTCAACATATTACTCGTATAATAAACGTTATGAAAAAATATAACACACGATTAAAGTATGAGTTCTTTAAATATGGTATGGTTGATGTTAGCCACACAGGCTCATTAATTAAAACCGAGCAATAAAAAAAGGGGAAGTTTTCACTTCCCCTTCTTTTTTTTCGTAAGCTACTTACGGAATAAACCCACCAACACCAATAGCGCGACAAGTCCAGCGAATCCGGACTCACCGAATTTACTGATAATTGATGTCAGGTTACCAATAACGTTGACACCGAAGACGCCTGTACCGAATATGACTTCAGATACGGCTCCTACGGCTAAAAAGGACATCATTAGATGAACGATATCGTCTATATATCCTTTCACCATTGTTATTACTTCCTTCATTTTTGTTTCTCCGTTAGTTATGAAATAGGGGTATTGCACCCAATATATAACTATAATATATATTTATAAAAAAACTCATCAGCCGAATATTTATATATAGGCCAATTTTATCAAATCGGAGTTCAAAATGAGTATCAAATATGAAATCTTTGAAGGTAAGACACTTTCTGATGTCTTCAAAGACATATATGACAATACAGAAAGAAATAAAGAACAACTCGAAGTCCTTATGAAAGAAGTTGTTGGTTTTATAAAAGACGGTGATACCGCTGTACAAATCATTCCTATGTTGAAAGAGTATTTAGAAATCAATGTAAAAAATGATGAACAACTTGTAAAGATAGCGGGCATCGTTCAACGAATGGTAGCCACAGAAAATAAAGCAGGTTCTGAAGATGAGTTCGGTTTATCGGAAGCTGAAAAAGAACAACTGATGGCAGCAGTCAATGATGTGGCTGATGACGTACAAAAGTATTCAGACGAAATAGAGAATCAAGTATCATATGAGTAGTAAAAAGATTTATAGACAAATTACTCCTGAGTTTTTAGAACCTCAACGTGATTCTAATGGTGTAGTTAGAGAAGAGGATATGATAGACCATGTAAATTCTATGGCGACTGCCGGAGAGTTTTACGAATTGGTTGAAGCGAGGGTGTTGAAGATTTATCAACTAGAATCCGATTTAGATATCATAGATAAACCAAACGGTGAGCAGACTAGGGATTGGAAAAAACTTGGTACTATAGATGCTGTGATGATTCACAATGGAGAGACTGTAAGAGGTATTCAACCTCTTTGTTCGCACTTTAATTGTAAACCTTTAAAAGATGAGAGAGTAATTTTATCAGAATATAGCGGTAGATATTATTATTCATTTCCACTTGCATCGTTAGGTAGAGTAGACCATAACAGAGAATTTAAACACAAAGGAGAAGACCAAGTTTTTCCAGCTCTTACTTTTCTAAATAGACCTTTAGTTTCGGGACCAGGTGATACCACAATACAGGGGAGGTTTGGTAATTATATTAATCTTGGTGGTGATGTTGATAATAATGGAAAACCAGCATATTCGTCAGTAGTAATTGGGAATAATCAGTCAGCAGATTCAGTACAAAATAGTTTGAAAAGAAATGATCATAACTTTCCACATATTCATAATGTTAATAGTATAGGGTCTTCGATAACACTTCGTTCATCAATCAATGAACCAACTCTCGAATTATCTTATGATGATAAAACACCAAAATTTATGAAGGGTGACACTATATTTCTAAACTCAGATGAAATAGTTTTGAATACAAAAGAAGATGGTATAGTCTTTTCATCCGGTGACGATATGAGTATTGGAGCTATCGATGATATAAATATAACTAGTCTAAATGGAGATATCAGAATAGGAACACCAGACCCAGCTACAACAACACAACCTGTAGTAAGAGGAGATGATTTAGTAGATTTATTGAGAGATTTATTTTCAGATTTGTATACGTTTTTAGGTATACTTGAGGATGAAAGTCCAGGTATTAGTGAGCTACGAGCTGCAAGCGATGATTTTTCTATCAGAGACAAACTAAATGATTTACAAGAAAATTACTTTAGTAAAATACTAAGTAAAAAGGTTAAAGTAGACTAATGGGTGTATTATCACGTATAGCGGCAAGAAAGATTTTAGAGAATAGTTTGAAACCTATGGACAGAATTGAGGGGTTTGTGAACAGAGAAATTGTAGGTCGTATAGATTCAGGTGTCACAGATTATGACCAAATAGCAGATAGTGTAAATCTTGCTAGAGAACGTATCACAGATGCAAAAATTGCTTATGAACGGGTAAGAGAGGCTAGAAATACTTTAAGAAAAGCAAGAAAGGCACAAGAAGCATCCGTAAAAGCCACAGAGAGTGCCGAAAGGGCATCATCAATAGCGTCTGCATTGGATAAAATTTCTGCCGCAATTAGATTTGGTTTATCTATATTGAAAGAAAAGTTAAATAGTGAAGTAGAAGACTTGAAAGATACCGAAAAGTTGTTTGCTCCAGTCAGAAAAAATTATGAGGAAAGAACTAAAAAATTAGAAATCAGACTTAAAGAAATAAGACAAAGACTTGCAGGAATAGAACAAGATAGAAGAAAACAAGAAGCTAGAATCAAAAGAAAACAGAAAAGGTTACAAACGTTGAGGCAGAAAAATGAGGCAGTAGAAAGTCAACAACGTCAACAAGAGCAGGAAAGGGTAGACTATGAAGAACTACAAAGCTCTTATATGCAAGACGTAATATTTAGCGAAAGTACATCGGCGATGATTACTTAATAACTTTTTAATATTTGAATATTTATATAAAACAGGAGGACACTATGTCACAATCAAAAAAGCTCGTAAATTTAATAAGGGAATTAGTTAGAGCCGAGGTTAAAAATGCATTGAATGAAATATTTATTAATGAGGGTATAAAGTCTGTATCCCAAAATGTTTCAAATAAACCAAAACCAAAAGAACAGAGTTTCACAAAAGACCCTGCTATAAACAAAATACTTAATGAAACTGCACATCAACAAGAAATGGAAGAATATCCAACTATGGGTGGCGGAACATACGACACTTCAAAAATGTCTGAACTGTTAGGTTATGGTAATATGTTGGGTGATGCCGAAAGTCGTAGGAAAGCTTCAGCTGTACAAACTGCACAAACAGTTGGAGCAGATACTTCAGATCCAGCGGTACAGAATGTAATGAGTGCAATGACAAAAGATTACAGAGGTGTAATGTCAGCTCTTAAGAAGAAGGATGGTAAAATATAATGAGTGTGATTGAAAAAGATTTAGATCCAGATACCTTTATTGGATTACAGCTTCCACTTGGAGTACATCAAGATGGAGTGTTTAAACAAACACAAACTTTGCTTGAACAAACAAAGTCAAGTATAAGAAATTTATTATTAACACGTAGAGGTGAGAGATTAGGTAATCCTAATTTTGGTAGTGATTTATTTTTATATTTATTTGAACCTGCTGGTTCTGATATTGAATCAAAAATAGAAGAAAGTATACGTGGTAGTATAAGAGAATTTTTACCGTTTGTAACTGTTAATGAAATCACATTTTCAACTTCAGAAAATACTATTCGGCCAAGAATAATTTTTTCAATAAATACTAACGAGTTAAGTATTGAAGAGGTTACTTTAGAATTACCCTCTTTAGAGGCTAACACAACAGGCGCCGCAGGACAGACTGGTAACACGCCAGTATAATAGGAGAAAGAAATGCCTTATTCATCACCTAAAAACGATTCTAAAAAAGAGGTCAGGTATCTCAATAAAGATTTTTCTTCTTTTAAGGCAAATCTAATTGAATTTACAAAAACCTATTTTCCAAAACAGTATAATGATTTCAATGAAGCATCACCCGGTATGATGTTTATTGAAATGGCATCTTATGTAGGTGATGTTCTCTCTTATTATATAGACAATCAATTCAAAGAAAGTTTACTTGCATTCGCAGAAGAAAAAAGAACTGTTTATAACATGGCTCAATCTTTTGGATACAAACCAAAACTTGCAACTCCATCAGTAGTAAGAGTTGATATATTTCAAACCGTTCCCGCACTTAGTTCCGGAACAGGCACAAACTATACTACAAAAGCAGATTTGAGATATGGACTTAATGTAAAAAGTGGGATGCAACTTCAGTCAGATAGTGGAATAACTTTTACAACAAGTGAAGATTGTAATTTCAAATTTTCATCTTCATACGACCCATTAGAGATTTCTATATATGAGACAAATAATAATGTGCCTGTAACTTATTTACTGAAGAAAACCGTTAGGGCTTACAGTGGTAATGTCGCTCAAGATTTCTTTACATTCAATACAGCTGTCAAATATGATAGAGTTAGTCTTTCGAATGATAATGTGACTGAGATTTTATCATGCACGGATAGTGATGGTAATAGTTGGTATGAAGTTCCTTTCTTAGCACAAGACACAGTATTTGAAGATATGGAAAATACATCGCGAAACGACCCTGATTTGGCCAGTCAGTCTGACCAAGCACCTTATCTTCTAAAACTTTTAAAAACTTCACGTAGATTTAATACATTTATAAGAGAAGATAATAAAACAGAATTAAGATTTGGAGCTGGTGTATCAGATAGTCCCGATGAAGAGATTATACCAAATCCAGATGAAGTTGGTTCAACGCTACCAGGCTCACCATCGAAGTTGGGAGAAGTGTTCGACCCATCAAACTTTTTAAAGACTAGAGCTTACGGACAAGCACCATCAAACACGACACTTACGGTTACTTATAGATATGGTGGTGGTGTAACTCACAATATAGCATCTAATACCTTAACAAAAGTTCAAAGTCTAAACTTTGAAGTATCAGATACTTCAGGATTAACTCAATCTTTAATCAACTCATCTCGAGCGTCAATTGCGGTAACTAATCCAGAACCTGCAAGTGGTGGAAAAGGTCCGGAAAGTATTGTTGAAGTAAAGAACAACACACTTGCATACTTTCAGGCTCAAGCCAGAGCAGTAACTAAGCAAGATTATATAACCAGAGTCTATGCATTACCACCAAAGTATGGTAATATTGCAAAAGCGTATATCGTACAAGATTCACAACTTGAATCTGTAAGTACAGGTGATACAAATTCTGATAATAGGATAATTAATCCACTTGCAATGAACCTGTATGTTTTAGGTTTTGATGCTCGTAGAAAATTAACACAAGTGGGTACTGCTGTGAAAGAAAACATACAAACCTACTTAACACAATTCAGAATGGTTACTGATGCTATCAATATTAAAAATGCATTTGTAATCAATATTGGAGTTAAATTCAATATTATAACAAAAGTCGGATATAACGGAGAAGAAGTAATACTTGCTGCGATACAAAGAATAAGAAACTTTTTCAACGTAGATAAATGGCAGATTGGACAACCAATAATGTTGGCTGATTTAGCATACCAAATCTCTCTGGTTGATGGTGTATCGGCTGTTGTACCACCTGAAGAAAACAATCCAAATGGACTACCCGTTTTGATTACTAATAAGGCTTTAGCATCACAAGGTTATTCAGGTAATATATATGATATAGCTTCTGCAACAAAAGATGGTGTGGTTTATCCATCATTGGATCCAAGTATATTTGAACTCAAGTTTCCTGCAACAGATATCGAAGGTAGAGTCGTAGGAACTTCAACGGGGACTAACTAATGCATTATTTTATTTTTCCAGAAAAAGATACAACGATTTATCAGGCTAGTGGAAGTCAAAATACAGGACTAGACGAGATACTGGAAATTCGTAAAGACCTTAATGCATCGGGTACTAACCCTAAAGTTTCAAGAATATTAATGAAGTTTGATTTGTCTGAAATTTCTCAATCTATAGTCAGAGGAACAATAACAAATCCTAAATTTTATCTTAATCTATATGACGCAAATCCACAAAACTTATCATATAGTCAATCTCTTTTTGCCTATCCAGTAAGTCAAAGTTGGGTTGTGGGTGAAGGGTTTGAGGCTGACTCACCAATCACTTCAGAGGGGTGTAGTTGGTTTTACAGAGATGGAGCAACACAGAAAACATTTTGGACTGGTTCTATATCTGCATCTGGTGGAACGTGGTTTGATAGTGTGTATGCATCACAATCTTTTAATTATGGTACAACAGATATGAGAATGGATGTGACACCAATTGTAAATAAATGGTTAGACGAAACTTATGTAAATGAAGGATTTATTTTAAAAAGAAGTGGTAGTGTTGGTAATCAAGACAATAATGTGGCTGAAGGTAATGATGATAGACTTGGAAACTTTTCTTTCTTTTCCAGACAAACAAACACAATCTATCCACCAAAGTTAGAAGTTGAATGGTTTGATACAAAATGGACTACAGGCTCACTTTCTGCTTTATCATCTACAGAATTAGAAGATATGGTAATTTATATGAAAAATATAAGACCAGAGTACAAAGAGAAATCAAAAGTAAAATTTAGATTAGTAGGTAGAGGAAGATATCCAACAAAGTCTTATTCAAATACCGCTTCCGAATATCTCACTGCAAAGTATTTACCAAGTGGTAGTGTTGAAAGTATAGGTGGGGATGGTGCTTACTATTCCGTCAAAGACGCAGATACTGAAGAAACTATTATTCCTTTTGGAACCGGTTCACTAATTAGTTGTGACTCCACAGGAAACTATTTCAATTTATGGATGAATGGTTTACAAGCGGAAAGATATTATAAATTCGAATTCAAAGTTGTAAGTGGAAGTAATACTGTAGAAGAGACAGCAAATTATTTTGACGAAGATTATATATTCAAAGTAGTGAGATAAAAAATGCCTTACACACAAGAAGAACTTCAAAACAATGAGTTTTATCAAAACCTCATTAGTAAAGACGAACAAGCATATGAAGCTCAAAGAGAGCTATACAAAACTGCCTTTTTAGATAACGGTGGTGAGAATGATGGTTCTTTACTAGTTCGTGACCAAGATGGAACAATACTATTATTCGAAAATCCATATACCGGTTTATTGTATGAAGATGAAACGACAACATATCTAAAAAATTTAGATGTAGAACAATACAAAATAAATGACGATATATTGGATGAAATTTTAGATAGAAATATAACGGAATTATAATGGCCAGTGAATTAACATTACGAGATAAAGATTTACTATCTGCGGGTAATAGAATAAGAATCGGTAACAAGCCTTATGAAAATGGAATATTTGGTACTAGAGAAAGTAGAGATTTTATTTATTTTCAAATATCAGATGTAAATAATAATTCTATAGAATCTAAAGAGTTACCATTTTCGTACATTAACCTTACGGACCAAGGTACGTTACTACTACAGCCCCCACGACATTTTATGGATTCGGAAATTACTTCCGGTACTTATAATATTACATATCGTTTTTTTCGTAGATTAGCAGGAAAAGATGAAAATATTTTAGTAAGGACAGAACCAAATGCTGAAGATGGTAAGTTCTATATTTGGGAAGATTATGAAAATATTGAGATAACTGATGATGGTCTTGTATATGAAAAGAAAAATGTAAATGAAGATTATTTTGAACGTGGGCAACAATTACAAATAAAGAGTCTAAAATATCAGATAGACGCGATATCACCTTCAAGAACTGAAGTTCGAGTAAGAGCTCAAAATTTTGAAGGCATGGGAATTTCAAAAAACTATAATGACGAATTTTTTGAATTAGGTGAAAGTCTAAGAAAGACTCCTTCGAAGGATGGTTCGTTTATAAGGTTTATCAATAATAATGGCGAAAATGAAGAAAATCTAAATCAATCGAACACATTAGAGATTACGCCAGTTTCAGGTGATTTTGTTTTTACTCCTCGTATGATTGATGGCACTATTGTAATTAATGATGTATATCTAACAGACACAATAATTAGTACACCTACAAGTGAGTTTAACATAGCCAGAAATGGTGGTGGAGAAACTGTTATATATACAAACTTAGGTAATGTAAAAAATTTAGCAGACGAATATAATTGGGATGCAAATCTACACTCTAAAGCAATAGAAGTAGCCGATTGGACAACTGGCTTTTTATCTTATCTAACAACATCTGATTTTAAAGATGTACAAGGGTATGGTTACTTTGCACATTGGGTACAGGGTGAAGGAAAAGACGGTGGTGTTTGTATGAAGTTCCCTGATATTAATCAGGAGTATGAACAAACCATTGAAGCATGGCCAGCTGGACAGCCACATAGACCTCTACTTATTACTCAACAATACGCTGAATCTTTACAAACTCTTGGTGTGTCTCATGGTGATAATATATTAGTTTCTTTCGATATTAAAAGTTCTATTTCTGGTAAGCCAGTAAGAATTACTACAAGATATCCAGATGAAGCCCTCACAGAATCCGAACCCACAGGATCACCAGCTGGTTTTTGGAATCCAGAAGACGATCCACCATCCGAAGTGAAGCCTACTCAAGATCCAGATGGGTATGTAAGTTATGATGAGGCACCATTGCTTGAGGATAAACCACCATCAGGTTTAAATGAACTTAGAAACTACTTTGATTTGAGTACTGATCAAATAGCTGCTCTACTAGAAGATATTAACAATCCAGATGATGTGATTGGTAGAACTACCGCAACCGCACCACTTGGAGGATTAGGTGTTTGGAAAATACAAAATATAATCTTTGAAGGTGGTGATATTTCAATTATTTGGGGAGT